ACATGCCAGGCTGGTAGTTCCAGCCAATGGCTTTTGGGTCGCAGCGCGACTCTCGATACATGATGGGACTAAACAGCGCTGGCGGTAGCCCTGCCTGGCGCATGGCGTCATGGTACTTAGGGCAGGCTTTGACTGGCTGGGTTGCGCTCTGCGCTGGGCCTGCTGTAATTGTGAGCGTGGCGACCATGACTGCCACGACAAAACGCCTAATAAGTGCCTCTAAACATGTATGCCTCTTTTCTGCCGGTGTAAAAACCCTAGCAAAAGGTCAGCCGTTTTGGGCACTATGCAGGTTTAGGCACGCTTTTCCAAGCCTCAACAAAGGCTTGAGGGTTGTCTGCCATTGCTGGCGTCAGCTCTACATGTAGCCACAGGCCGCCACCTGAGCCGCCGTTAGCGGTCTCTGACCAGTCTTTCCAGCCTGGCTTGCCGTCACGATTACAGCGCCAGCCTCGGCCCCATTTCTCGCAACCCTTTTTTGTTGTGCCGGCGTAGTCGTGCACTTCTTCAATGCCCAAAACCTTGTAGTTAGCTACAATCCAGTTTGCCCACAATGCAGCTGTGGCTTTGTCTTTGTAGCCAATATCGGCTGCTCGACCTGTGGCATGTACCGATAAACGATCTGAGCCGCGCATGTTCCGAACGGCCCAGGTGCCCAGATTGGTGAAGCCTTTTTTGCAAATAATGTCCACAAACTTTTCTGTGCCTGGGCGTTTGCCGGCAGCTGCGCCGTCGGTCGTGCCGGTGTAAATCATGGCTTGTTGATTATGTCGGCAATACGGTGCAAAAGGTTTGCGGCTGCCTGGCGCACTATTTTGAGCAAACCTTTTTTGTCGTCTTCATTCATTTTGTACTTCTTCCTCATCGGGTATGCCGTTGTTGTTTGTGTCTTGTTTATTGCCACCAGCTATCATCACGCCGCTCAAAGTACCTGTGAGAAAAAGAACTACGGGCGTCATCAGCTCAAAAAATTTAGAATCCACGGGCGAGAGTTCAGACCCCTGGTAAACAAACAGCAAGCCAAAAAGCATTAGCGCCATAGTCAGCGCAAGAATGCCAGCCAGCACTAGGCCGACAATAAAACGTAGTCGAGCGTTCAACTCGCTAGGCGTAAGGCGGGGCTTGTTTAGCACTGCCTTGTTTCTACTGTGTCAGAAGTTGGTTCAATTGCGCTTAAAGCCTTGTTTTTTGTTGGAAAGCACGGTTCTTCTTCAACGCGGTAGCCACAAGCTGTAAGTATTGACGCAAACAACAGCGCCACAAAACTAATCCGCCAAATCATTTTTTTATCGGTATCCATAAACTTGCAAAGTGCCTGTGAATGTGTTGGCTGCTGTGATGGTTAGCCCTGTGAATTGGCTGCTGTCGCTTTGCTGAGCAAAGTTAGATGCTGTAAAACTTGAGGTAGTACCGAAACCTGCGTAAGTGCCAACAACAACAGTTGGTCGGGCAAGGTTTGGCGCGTAAATGTCGTAGCTAAAAGCTGAGCCAGAGGCGCCGTTTGAGCCAATAACAAAGTTTGCAACGCCTGCGTTGTATGCCCTTGTCGGGCCACCAGTGTTGCTGTTGAAAATAATGCTATTAGTGTAGTTTGCTGTGGTTGCTGTTGCGCCGACAAGAAACTGGCAGGTCATATCGCCTGATGATGCTGTGCCACCAGTGCCGTTAAAGACAAGCCGATAATTTGCAAACAGATTACTAAAACAACCTGACGCAGTAAGAGTTAGCGCTGCTGCGTTTGTAAATGTCCCAATTGAGACAAGCGCGCTGTTTGCTTGCAGAGTTGTCATTTGGGCTGCGGTAAGTATTTGTCCTGAAGTAAAGGTCTGGTCTGCCATTTTGTTGTTTCCTTTCTAGAAACTGAGAAGGTTGTTGTCCAACGTTCCAAAAATGCTGTTGTTTAAGGTTAAGTATTGGTTGCCGTCTGTGCTCTCAAAAGTGTAGGCAATAACGTGGCTGCCTGGTGTAATGCTATGAGAAACACCAGAAACTATAAGGGTTTGCGTTTCCGTTGCTGGCGTACCTACCACAAAGTTTTTTACGACTGTGCAAACACTTGTTAAATCCAAGCCGAGCGCAATGTTTTGGTTAGCAGTAGATAGCGCGGCCATTTGTGTTGACAGGCCCGTAAAACGCAAAACAGGGTTTTGGTATTTGCCAAGCAGATAGTTACCTAAGCCGGCAACTTCGGTAGTGGTGCTATTCAGCAAATCGGTTAGCGCGTATTGCTGAGACTGGTACAACGCAATGCTTGACGCGTTGCTAGTGGTTTGCACGGCCCCAGCTGGCGATTGCGTAACAATGTAGTTATATAGCAGCTCGTCGCCGTACTGGTTGATTAACGTCTGGTATGGCAAGCCTGTGCCGTCAGTGTTAAACGTTGCGCCGGCAACAGGGTTAAGCACACTTGACCTACCCTTAAAAGTCAAAGTGCCATTAGCGCTCATAAACAAATAGCCTTGCTCACTTGTGTTTATGAGCTGCAAATAGTTAAGACAATTTGTGTCTTGGCTGATAGCAAAAGCGCCTAGCGTTGAGCTGCCAGTATCTATTGACCTTGCGCCTTGGTAGTTAATTTCGGCTAGGTCAAGCACAGTGTTTATGCGGGTTCCGCTGGCCTCAACAGCTGGCGTTACAGCGTTTAGGGCTTGGTTTGCCAGCACTGTGAATTGGTCGGCGCATGAGGCGTACATCATGTCCTCATTGCTTATGTCGTAGTCAAGATTCCAGTCGGTAATTAAACCCGTGTAAATGGGTACGCCGTTAGCAAGTATTTGCACTGGGCAGCGCGGCAACACAAACGGGTAATAGGGGCTAGAAGTGTTAGACGGGTTTAATACTTGTGTGCTGTTGTCAAAAGCAATGGTGGCTGTGCCAGAGTTAAACTGGTCTAATTGGCGCGAACGCCCGCGGGTAATGTTGACAGACTCAACAAGGCTAGTTAAGTCAACAAAAGTAAGGCCGCCTAATGTGCCGCGACCTGTTGTGTCGAGCACGCCATAAAAAGAATCGTTAAGCATAAACGGGGTGCCAAAACCCGTGGTGCTCTGAAAGCCAACCAGTACTTGCATTGTTGGTGTACTCATGGTGCTGGTGCGAACACTGTTCCGCTGCGGCGCTGTGCTTTTTGTATTGCTGCAATAATGTCTTGACCTACTTGGTCAGGTGTTGACACTAGGCCAGCGTTGATATTTATGGTCATTTTTGGTTCTAAAGCGCGCACACTTCCGTTTGTGCCCAGGTCGCTTGACGCTACTGGCTCAGACATACGGCCGATAGTTATTTCTTTCAACATGTTTATATCTTTGCCTGGCTTTAACAGGTTCAAACCGTAAATAATGAGGTTGACAGCTTTGATCCAGCCGTTAATCATAAACTCAAAATAGCCAGCAACAGTGTTTACGACTGTGCGCACAACGTCTCTGAAACCCTCAAATTTTTTGTATGCCGCTACGACAGCGACACCGAGCGCAATGATGCCGGCAGTGATCGCTACGGCAGGGTTCAGCATCATTGCTGCGTTCACAGCAAGTATTGCGGTAGCCATGATGCCTAAGCCGGCAATGACAGCTGCGAGCAGTTGTGGGTTTTTTTCTGCCCAGTCTGAGAATTTTTGCACTACTGGCAGCAGTTTTTCCATAATTGGCAAAAACGCTTGCCCTATTGACTCTTTTGTTTCGCCGAATGCAATGCCTAGTTTTTTCATGCCGCCGGCTGCTGTGTTTGCTGCGGCCTCGCCAGCACCACCAAAGTTTTTGGTGAGAACGGCCTGCACTTCAGCAAGGCTGGCGCCGTCTTTAATCATGCCTTTAATCTCTGGGCTCAGGCTGTTTAGGCCTTTCATATTGCCTGCATAGGCCTTTGCAAGCGCGTCTGTGACGTCAACCAAAGGTTTACCTGTAGCCGCCGCAACATCGGTTGCAAGGTTCATTAGGTCTGTGGCTTTGGTGACGTCTTTAGTGGCAACGATTAGTTTCTGAAACGCTGGCCTCGCCTCATCATCGGAAATGGCAGCGCTCTTTGCCAATGAGGAAATGTATTTCTCGACTGACGCCACCTGGCTGTCGGTTGCTCCAGAGCTTGCTTTTATCTGTCGCGCAAGGCTGGCCTGTGCTGCCTCATCTTCAATAGCGGCTTTTACGCTGTCGCCAATAACAGCAACAACAGCGCCGAGCGCCGCAGCTGCCGGCACAGCCGCTTTCTTGATGGCGAATTGGGCTTTCTCGCCTACGGTCTCCAGTTGCTTAAATTCGCGCTGTGCGCGCTTAATGCCTTTAGCGTCAAAATCGCTGATGATGGGTATAGATATCATTTGAGCGACCTGTCCACTTGGTTAATAACGCGCAACGTGGCGCGCTCAATTTCTTTTGTGACTTCACGTATCTTGCTGTATACCGCTGGCCCAAATAGGCGTG